GACGGTAATCCTTAACAATCCACCTTCCGAGAGCCGACGAGAACATAACCTTGACATGCACCCTTGTGTACATTCCAGCGAACTCGTTTGAAATAAAGGTAGACGATACATTTTCCAACGGAGTCGTCAGTGACAGCGGAGCCGAATCTGGGTCAGTATCATTATCAGAAATCAAGTTGTATGTCATGTTGACATCTTCGGAGTCTTGCCCTTCCGCAGTTGCAAGGTCGCAATACTTATGCTGAGCCGCCATTCGGCTACTTGCATTGTCATTGTACAAAGTGACTTCATGTGCGTGGAGAAGTTCGCTAAACGGTTCATTCGTATCAGCAGTTTCAACATTGATTGCCCTATGTGCATCATAGAGATGCAGCGGCATTCCGTTGGAATACATAGTCAGCAAAGACTTCATGTAGTCAACCACTTCTTTATTATTTATTTCTGGTTTTAGGTTGACTGAAATCAGTTCAGCGCTAAGCGTCTTAGCATCATCATTATTGTATATAGCCACCTTGTCAGGGATAGCAAGGAGGGCTCGCTTAACGTCCGTGTCTGTACTCTGTGCCACCACACGCAATGCATTCCTACTAACGTCAGGGAATGCAACACCGTCCGTGGACATTACATGTGAAGTCGGGTAGAACGGTTCCATGTCACGGTTATCAAATTCGCTTGCCGCAGTGGTGAGCCACGAAATTGACCTAAGTCCTCTCTTTATTACAGGCAGTTCAAGGAATCCATGAACAAAGGCAGCATATTGGTTGCGAGTCTTTGGAGTAGGATTTGGCAAGAACATTTTGAACACGCTATTTTCTGCTGTATAGTTGAACGGAGCATCATCTTCGGCAATATCCAAATATGGGTCAACCGTTCTCTGCGTTGTTCCAGCATCGTCCTTTAAATCAGAATAGCGGGTATTACCTACTTCATCATCACCATATCCATCAGATTCCACGAACGGGTCAACATCATCAGCATAGAATATCCTGAAATTTTTTGTATTGGTATATTCATCCCAACCAGCATAGGCAAGATTTCTGTACAGCTTTGCATCCACGCCAAGGCAGTTGTTCGGCAAATGAATTATCTTTGTCTCCCAATCGTTAAGTCGTTGGAGGTTGTCGGTATCATCAGGATTGATATCTGGAGTCGGAGTCTTGATATCTGTTCCATCACCCCACTTAGTATTCTTCTTATCGTCATAATCCCGAGTAGAGGCATAACCAACACGAGCCAACTTAAAGTCGCCAATAAGGTCGTAGAAAGCCATTCTTGCACGGCGGACAACATACATGTTATCCTTGTCCTCATCATCAACATCAGCATCGAGTGATGACGGGAGGGTTACCCTAAGGAGTGACCCAAGAACAGACTTTCCTACTGCGGTATCGTTATTATCTTCGCAATAACGCAGTTCAGACATCGGATGGAATCCACGGTATATGTCGCTGAGGCCAGAATATACTCGTTCGTTCATTTCGAACACAAGTCTGGTCAACGGTTTGGCCTCGCCACTAACATAGTCTACGTTGGCATTTGTCGTCAAACCAAGGTGACGAATGCGGTTTCTTCCGTTAAGTCTCCACGGGAACGTGTTTGTAGAGGTAGGATAGATAGTGGCGATGATAGAATCATTGTCAATCAGCTCTGGTTCACTAGAAGTGTTGTTTGTGAACGCTCCACTATCTTCTGTATGTTCGGTCAATCCATCCTGCGCATCGACCGTCCTTACGTCAACCATGCAGGTTGCATCCTTGGAATACATCGTCCATCGTCTGGTGGCACGGTTATACGGGAAATCCTTTCCGCTAACAGTTATCTCAGAAACAATGCCATGTATTTCGTTATAGGCATCTGGAACTACTGCCGAAGAGAATGTAACCTTGATACCGTCTTCCGATGACTGGGTTGACACAATACGCTTTTCTTCTTTGTGAACTTCAATCACCTCGAAATCAAGCAGGTCACCAACGGAAACTCCAGATATCGAATCGATAATATAGATAATATATTGAGGTTTATCACCAGTCGCCCGTTCTACATTGCAGGTGTCACCATTGTAGTCAACTGCATAGTCGGTTCCATCGTATGGCTTGAGCAATTCCCTTCCAAAATCAACGACCACATTATCTTCGGTGATGTCAGTAACCTTTCCAATAATAGGTGTCTTGACATCGTATTTCAACAGAATGCTATCACCGACCTGTGCAGGAATGCTTGACCTGTTATTGAACAGTACCGTATAATCGTCGTTATCAACAACTCGGCCATCATTCAATATAGTATTCGTCAGACTTCCGACAAAATGGAAGGTTTTAGGACATTCATAGCGATTGTACAATCCGAACGCAATCGTCGATGCGTCAGTGTCGATTGGATGTTTTGGTAAAAGCGTAAACGAATTGTCTGTTGTCGTTATTCCACGGTTCGGCACGGCGTTGTTCGGAAGCGGAGTTTGCTTTCCCGACAAGATATACACTCTCGGCTGTGACACATAGTCTGTAAAGCTTTTAAGTGCATCCTTAACAGCCTCGTCAGTTTGACCAACCGTATTTGGCTGACTTACAACAGGCAACGCAACATTAAGTTCCAACTCGGTTCCGTCAGCAAGGTCCAATGCAGTAGGCAAATGAATGAATGTTTTTCTCGGAGGGGAAGCCACCATGTTCGCCAAGTCCTGCTGAATGACAAACGTATGCCGCTCACCAGACGTTACATTGTTGAGCGTTATGTTATTGTTATCGCTCGTCAACGGAGTTTCTGACGGATAGTCCGCATATTCATTAGTACCAGCAGTTGACATTAGCCAATCATGGAGCTGACCTATGTTAGACAGCAACAGGTCATCGTCTGCGGAAATACCAGAACAGTTGCCTAATCCACTCGTGTCAATAACATGTCCAAACGCATCAAGAACAACAGTCCTTCCAGCAATCGAGTGAACGATTGCTCCATGACCTAGGAACCACTTTACCAGCAATCCGTGAGCATCGACTGGATATTCGGCACCAAGGAACTTTCCGCAATCAATAGCCGCACCAAGCCTGTTACGCAGATAGTCGGCAACTTCCTCGTCGCTCACCCTGTTTCGATAATGGTCATGCACGTTGTCGTTTTCAGTTCCGTCAAATGTAACCGCCTTTTCTGGGTCACAGGTTTCCTCGTTAGATGTCTTGTACATCCAAGTATAATACAAGATTTCCGTACCTGGCGTTCTCGATACGATGAGTTTGTAAATACCGCTGTTATTTCCGTTATTAGTAAACTTTACAAACAACGGATTAGCTGCAGATGTTTCAAATCGTTCAGGACGGAATGTCACAGTACATGCGATTCCATTGGCAGGAACAACCGTTTGCGGTACAATGTAGTTCTCGCTGAAAACGGTATAATCTCCGTTAATCGCCTCATAGGTAGCATCCTCGACAGCAATCGTTACTGGGCATCCAGCATAAAAAGTCGCATGCTCGTCGGAGATTTGGTAGCCAGTGCCGTCGCTTGTCAACTTGGCTTCCACTTTAAACGTGTCGTGGCTACTGTCTGTACGAGGAAAGCTGAACTTATCCTTGTACACCATAATCGGTGTAACCGAGGCTTCACTTACCATCAAATCAGGCTTTACCAGCATATCCGCTGTAAACTTGGTTGGAGGAGGCAAGCCAGGTTCATATCCGCTTCGGTTCACGAATGGAAAGCCTAAAGGACTCAGCGTAAAATTTCCATGGGAATCGCCCCTAACAGGAACACGTTCGTGAGTTACATAATCCTTTATTTTTATACTTCTGCTTTCCATTGGCTCTCCATTTTTGCAATTATAGTTTATAATCTGGTACATAAATCCGCCCAAGAATATAAACTATATCCAGAGGCAATTTCATGAGGAAAGCACAATGAACTTTATCGATTTCATCAACGAATACGTCGAAGACGACGCTTTCAAGAAAACCATCAATTCCCTTTACGACGTATGGGTGAAGAACGAGAAGCATGGCCAGTTCGAATCTGCTGTTACCGTACAGCCGCAGACAACTGTTTCTACCGCAAACACGCCAGAGCAGAATGCAGCCGCAGTTCAAGCACAACAGGGCCAGCAGAAGGTCGAGCCTAGAACGATTCAAGGTGACCTGAACAACCTGAACTCACAGCAGGCAATGTCGCTCGCAGCCCGTTTCCAAGAAATCGAAAAGCAGAAGGCAGAAAATGACAAGGCAGCTGCTCAGGCACAGGAAAAGCTCAATACCGAACTCGACGACCTCCAAAAGAACTTCAACGCAGTTGCCAACGGAAAGACCAACAACATCGTAGGATAACGCAATGTCAACGTTCAACCAGCAACTAAGATATCTCAAAAGGAATGAACCGTCACTGTACGAGTCCATTTCCAAGGCATACCGCAAATGCCTGATGGAATCCAACTTGGCCCCGCAAACGCCCCCTACAAACAACGATGCGGCTAAGACAGAACCTGAAAAGACCGAAATCAATCAGACCAATACAAAAGGCGTAAACAGCCTTATGGACAAGGTTCATTCAATGGTTGGCGTTAACGAGAACAAGAAAGAAGGCACGGAAATCTTCGACAACAAGGGCGATGATGTCGAGACCGTACAGCCTGACCCTCAACAGCAGGCTGACCTATTCGGTCAAACCCCGCCCCCTGCCGAAACTGGCGACACAGGGTTCCCCGAAGCTACCCAGCCTATGGAAAGTCCTACCGCAGACACCGACGGACTAGGCCTCGACAATCTGTTCAGTGACGATGGTACAGTCACAGAACCCGAACAGCCTATGGAAGAAACCCCAGCAGAAGAACCCGTTGCGGAAGAGCCCGTGGCGGAAGAACCTCCCGCAGAAGAGCCAGCGCCCGAAGAGGACTCGGGAGACGGTCTCGACCTTGACAATCTATTCTAAATGGAAAAGGCGGCTTAAAGCCGCCTTTGTTATATGACCCAAAGGTATTAAACTTCTGTTTCATCACCAAATTCATGCAGTCTGTTGGTCAGACGTTCAATCTCTCGATTGTACTTGCAAGTCTTCCAGTATTCCCTGTCTGTAGGATATTCCTTGCGTGTGATAATCATGTTGTCAGTCAAGTCACCAATCTTTACGATGGTGGCATACTTATTTTCCATGATTTTGCTGAGATACTCTTCACGACAAGAGGTCTTGTTGTGTGATAGGTGGGTAACAGCTTTCCACACAGCTTCGGGGAAGAACATGCTTAAATCAGTCTGGCAGAACCCGCCGTTATCCAAGATGTCGTGGAGATACCCTACGGTGATAACTTCGTCGTTATAGCCGTTTTCTTCGAGGAAATCTACAACTCTCTCAATATGGGATAGTAATGTTCCACCAGCCTTATCCTTCTGGTCCACATGTGCAAATTCGGCAAAATCGTGTGCTGTCGTCTTCTGGTTTCCAGTGCATTTATAGCATCGTAGAAACTTATTTATTTCTGAACGTGTATGCATCTTTCTCCATGGTGTTGATGCCAACTTAATTGTATGACATCTCGACCTTCCTTCACTACTAAATTACATTTTTTAAAGTCTATTCTGACACAGGTTCTAGCGAAGTTTTTTCGAACGGGTCGGCAAACATCGGGAAACCAGCCGTTTCATAGCCTTTATACTCGTTGCCAGGTCTTGTATCATCAATAATACCCTTGTTAGTCGGGTCAACGAATCCGACAGGACCGATGAACACATGGTCTGGCAGCTGGTAGTAGTCAAACAGCTTCCACTTGCCATCCTTTGCTGAATACACGAAGGATGCACGGTACATCACGGGCCTGTTAGGCACACCGATGTTTTCATCGTACACATAGAAGTTTGTAAGCCTTGCCATACTGAACTTTGCCAGCGGGTTAAGCGTACATGAGCCGCTCTTTGCCTCGTCCGCATCGTCAACGGAGTACACATAAATCTGTGCCTTATTGATGATAAGGTCATTGGTAGACTGCCCGTTGTATGCTGGTGTCGGCCATATTCGGAAGAAGAAGTCGAAGGTATATCCGTCCTCTGGTGTATTCTCGCCAGTTCCGTCATCGGACTTTCCGTGAACGGGAAGGTAGATACACAGGCCTTGGTCAAGGTCAGGTCCATCATAATTGATGTAGTTGACGGTAGATACATCCTCTGCTGAATGGTCGAATATCATGCTTGCACTGTACGCCTGTCTCTCTGTGATAGGAACATTCGGGTCGTATTCACAAGTATTTCCCTCAATCCAAGCATCGGCGGTCGAATACGGGAACATTGAATAGTTGGACGTATTGAACACGCCTACCCTGCGAGCATACGTGCTGTCAGGCATCTTGTACTTGGCATTTCCTTCGACACCGATATTGACACCAATATCAGCATAATCCGAACCCACGTTCTGCAGCACGATGCCCATAAAGTCATTGTCTGGTTTCATCCTGACTACCGATGATGCACTAAACTCGTTGCTTATAGGGAGAAGGACGATTTCCTTCCACAGCTGGTCCTCGCCAGCATAATCAACATAGCTACCATCAACCAGAGTACCCAAGTAATCGGCAGGGTCGCTAAGGTTGGCATTGTCATCGGCAAGGTTTACAAACAGGTGGTAATTTTCACTTTCATCTTTCCGAGCAACAAGGTCGCCCTTGTTGTATGACTTTCCAGATTCCCATACAGAACCGAGATATACAGCCTTTGATGTTCCTAGGTCTGTAAGATAAAGCGGCTCTGTACCATCACCCGTAGTTACCACATAGACTGAACCATCATTGATTACAACGTGATTTTTTTGCTTGGTCGTTGCCGAACTGTATTCGGAAATCATGAGAGATGTCTGTGCATCTTCCGTTGAAGTCTTGGCCGAGTCAACCACATATAGGCTGTACCCTTCCGTTTCGGGATTGCGGTAAATTGCATACGGGAGAGTTTCAGCAGCTTCTTTGCTGTCAAAGACGAATGTATCAATGAACGCCCTCCAACGGGTTCCTCCATTGTTGACAACATTGAGTCGAATCACCACGTCATCCTTTCCTTCATCAGTCGCATCAGTAGCGGCAACCATTCCGTACTCGCCATCAAGGTCAAACGCCTTTGACGCAACAGGAGTTACCAAAGATATGCTTGCCGTCTTGGACTGGGCCTTCTTGGTAGGAATCGTCCATGTATGGAAATACGGTGCACTGTTCTTCATCAGGCGTACCGTGAGGTAATCCTTTTCCGAATTGTTCCATTCCATCAAGGCATTGAAAATAGATTCGTAATTGTAGTTGTTCCTAGCGATGTCACGCCCGATAGATTCAATAGGAAATGCGTTTGAAAAGCTCTGTACCATAAAAACTCCAGTCGATTATTAAGCTCCTACTATTGCAGTGCCTGTTGGTTCCTGTCTTCTAACCAAGTTTGCATCTGTAATTGCGTTTACATTAAGGATGCCGTTTGTCCATTTTATTGTACCCTGACCTTCGGTAAAACTTGATGGGTATATGCTAATGAAATCCAAATTATAGACTTCCATCCATATTTCGTACAATGCAGGCGTTGTTAGCGAAGGCTGGTTGGTAGATACAGCCTTTACTTTACCGCACGCATTTTGAGAGCCTGTGATACGGCCAGTTGAGTCAATGGAATGTCCGCTTATATTCACAGAGCCACCTGCATTGAGCAATCCAACTGCGTTAAAGTGAACTTCACGTTTAGCACATCCTTTACTACCAGACGCCATCACACTAAATGAGCCAGCTACATAGCACTGGATTCCATTCACAGGGGCTGGAACGGTAAAATTCGCTATCTTCACCCATCTAGTGGTATCTATCGTAGTAGTGCCGTCATTAAAGGCGCATTGCATTGTACGCCTTATGACGATATCATCCATGAGGGCAAGTTTGTCAACCTGCATGATTTCAGGTTTGGTCGTCTGGCCGTCAGCATTAACCTCGGCTTCCCTGTAACGCATCATTACAGGGTGGATGTGGTCAACAGGGCCAGGTCCAGGCAATATCAACTTGACCGATTCATTCTTGCACGAAGCATCGTAGTCAGGACTCTTGTTGTCACCGCCAACAGACGAGAAGATGTGGGCCGATACGGAACCACCAGCAGCAAATTCATCAATGCCCCAGCACGTTCCGTCACGTTCAGGCAAGATGAAGTTCGCACATCCATAATGCACGTCATTTGCCGTTGCAATCAAGAAGCCAGCGTACATCACACGGGCGAAGTCAGGTTCTTTCTTGTTATCAACAGTTGCACAACCGCAAACCCAGTCATGGCAGTGGCTCTTTCCATTGCCTGTCAAAGCAAGTGTTCCAATGGTTGATGTGGACGGTGAAATTTCCAACCTAGGGCCAGCAACATATACCTTACTCTTGGAGGCAAGGTGAACCATGTTTGCTGAATACAACGACAGCGTATTAGCACTGCTTATTGCAATGTATTCAGAATCTGCGTACAAACCGTTAGCAACGACGTTATCCTTCCATACGGCATAGCTTCCTTCTGGGGCATATCGGCTAGTGCAGATATAACCGTCCTTAGTCACGAGACCGTTCGTGATATTGAAGTTTGTCTTCAATTCACGGATAGCGTTTTCACCCAAGAGTTCGAGTGCGGTGTTACGAGGCATATTCCTGTTGTTCACATCGCCATGGTCTTCAAACCAGTTCTTGTCATAGAAATTTATTGCAGCAAGGCAGCTCTTGTCGGCATCCTTCGAACGGTCAGTAAACCTACCAATAACCATCCTGTTATTGCTTAGGCCGATATGGCTCGTATGGTATTGCTTATAGTCATCCGTGTCAAGCGTCTCGTCGTTCGGGTCGTTGCATGCAACTTCAAGAGAACCTTCAGTTACTTCAAGATAAAGTTCACGGTGCTCCTTGTTGTCGGTCGTAGAAACCCAGTGACTAATGTCAGTCTGATGCTGGTCATTGACCATACCCATCATGATGTATGCATTCGTTTCGGCATGAATATAATCACGGGCAACCATGAACGCATTACGACGATATACCTTACTGTGAATATATCCGTCAGCATCACTGCCGAACACGCCAACACCGACGTACTGGCTCTGGATTTCGTCACCTTCTGGGATGTAACCAGTACCCACAATGAAGTTCGGACGGACCATCGGGAAGTTTGCACATCCTGCGACAGTCTGGTTGAAACCAGCAGCTATCGTCAGGTAGTTCAACGCAGTAGAGTTTGCACCGAAGAACCTACGGGTCTTTGCAGCTGACGTACCAGAATACTCGTAAGTATAGCTCGTGTAATCGTCAGAACTGTACCTTGCGACACGACCACCATCGACACCTATTTCACTGTACTTGATGTTGTCTTTAAGGATGAACCTTGTGTATGAACCATGGTCTTCTATTCCAGTAATGCTTGTTAACTGATGGCGGAGTTCGACACCGAACCAGTTCAGATAGTTCTTTCCGTCAATGGTCTGGTCATAAATGATAACTTGGTCGCCAACCTTGAAATTGGACAAAGAGATGGGAGTCAACTCATTCTGGTTGATGTAGATATCAAGAATGTTGGTCGGATTGTACTTTGTAAGAGTCCTTGCAGTTTCTGGTTCACAAACGTTGGTAACAACTTCGCAGCTCTCATCGATTTTCGTAAGGTTCGGAACCTTGAACAGCATGCCAGGGAATCCAACCGTATTGAAACGGTTTGCAGCAAATCCATGACTACCGAGAACAACGAGGTCTTCGCCTCCTGCTGTCATTCCGTTATTTCCATGAACTTGGTTATTCAAACCAGCGTAGATACCTGCATACTTTGCCTGTATCATTGAGTTACGGGATATTCCGTGGGAATCATTACCAAAAACGTAGGTAGAGCAACCGCCAACCGTATCGTGAGTACCACGCAGTTTCGTATTATAGCCATAGGCAAGGCTGTAACCATAAGATGTGTAAACACCTCCGCTAGAAGGCTCGTCGGCACACCTGTAAGTATACCTGTCAGTGCCGTCATCTCCACCGAGAACGATAGAAGGTGCACTCACCTTGAACTCGTTATCGACATCGAACCACCAGTTCCTACCGCCTGCAACATGGTCAACCTCATCGCCAGCAGAACCGAGGATAAGGGACATGTAGTAGCCCATCGGGAGCAAGTAAGTCTCGTATTGGGAATACTTATCGACCTCCATGTTCTCGTCGAACACTGGGGTTCTCAGGTTGAGTGGGATTGGGGATGAATTCAGGATGACGGTTTTATCGGCTGCGTTGATAATCTGGTCAATCCAGTACTGATTATCTTCCTTCTTGTTGCTGGAATTCAGATACAGAATCTTCGAGTGGGTAACCACCGCATGAAGCAGCTCGTCGCTATCGGCATCGGCGACAAGAAGCGGGTTGGCATTCGCCGCAGGCATGAACTTTTCACGCACATTGTCACATGCGGTTTCAAAGGTGTCCTTTTCAAAACCGAGGCCAGCCCATTCATTATACAGCCTATAAAGGAGATAAATGTCGTTTCGGGTCAGCGTCAGTTCGACGGAACTCTTTGTAACAGTGTATCCGTTTGATGTACCATATCTGAGTACAGACCTAATCAATGCGTTCAGGACGCTTCTTGCGTTATAGGTCAATACGTCAATTTCTTTCGTCAGTCGTTCCAGTGTCATAGTCTAGCCGATAAATTCAATCAAAAATAGTTTATAACCACGCACAAAAAACAGATTCGGAATTTACTGTTCCAATTCGTTCAAGTCCACTACTTTTCGGGCAAACTTTTTTGGAGGGTCCCTGTCTGAACATGTCTTAACCCACAGTATCTTGCCAACCCTGTACTTTTTGCATAGTTTAAGTTCGGGATAGAAATCCATGTCGCTTACGATAACTATGCCGTTATATCTCGTTCTGCAGGTGTCCAGCATTCGGAAAACACAGTTGCAGTCGGTCCCCCCGCCAGTGGAAACGGCAAATTGCTTCTTCTTTTTCATCAAAGGGGTCAAATGGACAGGCTTGGTGCATTTGGTGTTCCACCAGCAATAATCAATATCGACATCCTTTCCAACGGCCAAAATCAGTGAAATTATCCTAGAAACGGCACTTGTAGGCATCGAACGGCTGACATCGCCAGCAACAAGCAGTTTCGACTTGTACTCGGCAATATGACCGGGGTACATCAAATCGAAACGACGGTTCCTCTTGAACCTACATTCACGCCACCCGCATTCAACAGACTGGGACACGAACTTTCTGATTATTGTACGGCCCTGCACCGTCTTTTCCGCTTTCGACAGCATGCTAATCACACCGTTGGCATCAGCCGTTCCCCAGCTTCCGCCTCCGTTAACAGCCGCCTGTTCAACCGCTTCGTTTATGCTGCTTTCGGCAGTCCACTCGTTGGCCCTAGTTTCATCATTCAGGTAGGTAGACATTCCGCCAGACGGGTTCTTTTTACTGGAGTCATCCTTCTTCTCGCCGTCGTTATTTTGACCACCATTCTGGCCCTCGGTAAGCAAATTATACAGGATTTCGATGCTTGCATTCCTGTAATCGTACTCCTTGTAAAACTTGCTGAAATACAGCCTGTTTACATTGGTTTCCATTTGCGATACTTTGGCGAGAATCTTGCCGTACGCAGTGTTGTTCACGCCAATATCGGAACACAGACCCATTCTTAGTGCAATCAGGTCAGATGCCATCAAGGATATCTGCTTGTTACTGTATAGGCGGGTGGTCACATGGCCGAGCCCGATTCGGACAGCCTCGATATAGAAAATAACTGCAAGTTCCTGAGGTTCGAGCGTAGATACGAAATCAGGGTTAATCTTGACATAGAGCTTGCCGTTCTCTACGGCGCTTGCCACCGTGTTAACATCATCAAAGACGAACTCGGCATATCCGAGAACCGCATGCGTAATAGGTGCGTATTTAAACAAGAGATACTTGGCGAGCCTTGTAACGTCTTCGGGTTTTCTGTTTGTGCTTGCTGCGTTCATACTTTGTCTTTTCCTGTTCTTTCATAAAAATATATTGTTTTGACGAAAGTCTGGAAAAATAATACGACGTGCAGATGCCAGCCCGAAGCATTAGAAGATGACAGATATGATGTTCTTTAAGTGTAAGTTCTACTTTATTGGTCTTTTTGTTGCTACCGCCGCACGAAACTGGGGTTATGTGATGCTTTTCGCATAGCTCCCCTATTACATATTCCCGTTTCTGTGCCTTCCTGATGATACCGTAATAGATAGCCAAGTAATTCAATAGACTCACCTCTTCGCCTTGCTATAAATATAACCATTGGAATCGAAATTCGTGTGAACACCGATACTTTTCAGGTAATCAAGTACCTTGATTATCTTGCTCGGGTAGGTCAGAGCCTCCTTCATGCTGCCCTTAACTGCAACCGCCTGATTAGGAGTCATCTCGCCACGAAGTACTTTTCGATACAGTTGAGGGATGCTCACATCTTTGTTGTGGTCGAACTGGTTCGGGAACTGTCCGATGCCACCGTTGTAGCATGCGAAGACAAACCTCATGTCGCCATGGAACTTATCATCGTCTTCCTGACCCTTCACCATATTGACCTTGTTGCTACGAGCGCTATCATACATGATGTAAAGCAGGTAACTTGCAGCCATGTTGATTGCATCTTCAACAATCTCCGCATCTCTCATGGGTGCGGAACCCAACCCGAACTCCCCTGCATGAGACCTTGCATCTTTTATAGCATCCTTTCCTAGCTGTGCAATCCCCTTATAGGATGAAGTCTGTGGTTTGTCGTTAAACATGCTCTCAACACAGATAAGGGCAATCAGTTCAGCCTCGCCGATACCCCGACTGCCAGTAACCTTAGCTGTATTCTTGACAGCACTAAGGACTCGGTCGATGTGAGCTGCTTGCTGTTTAGGTGTAGTCCTGTTCTTGAAATATTCTGAAAGGTTCGCTTCAATGAACTTCCGCATTGCGATATCGGGTGAGGACGTTGCGGATGCGTCAGGGAATTTCACGCTAAAGCTATCCCTGATTTTAGTCCTATCTTTTCCACCCTTGTTCAATTCCACCGTGTCACGCTGCTTGCCGTCAGCATCATTATCAACCGCCTGTACAGTAGATGTATTGACAGGAATGGGCTCGACAAAAGAAGTGTCTCTTTCAGGAAGGTTTTCATACTTTTGTTCAATGACCTTGTCATCAGCGTCAGGAACACCGTTAATCGTGTTGTACACACCGCCGATAGGGCCAACGCCAGCAAGAGCGGCAGCACCTACCTTGATTGCGTTCTTAACCCTAGGATAGTTGTCCAGATGAGACAACTTGTCGTACATTCCTTTCCAGTCAATCGCTTCGTAAACGGTAGAGTGGAGGTCACAAATCGCTTCTAGCTGTACTTTGGGGAGGCCAAGCTTCGATATGGCCTGACGGAATTGGTCTTCTTTGGTCATGAAACATCCGTGAGTATTCAGAAATAGTTTATAAAGTCGGATTCTGGCTGCCCAGGTTATAAACTATTCGATGATTAGGTGATGCTTTATGAGACCATTTTACTACGTTCGCACAATTGAGAAAATCCTTATTGGACTTATCGACATGTTCAATAACATGTATGTCAACAAGTATGATGACATGAATCGTGTTGACTACTCTAGGAGTGCAAAAATTCCAATCATCACCCACAACAACGCCAACTTTACGAACTTCTGGTCGTCTACTCAGTACAAGCAGCAGACCGTAGCCTACCCGATAGGGGCTATCCGTTTCGTAAGCAACGCCCCTGATGCAACCAACAGGCCACAGCCGACCTATGCGAGAGAGATTTTCTGCAGGTCAGCTGACCGATGGATTAGGGACATCCAGCCGACTCCGTACACATTCAACTTCGAGTTGCAGTTTCAGGCGGACAACATTTCCGATATTTTCCAGATAAAGGAGAACATCGAGCCCTACTTCAACGAGTACAGGACCATCGTAATCAAGGAATGGGATTTCGCACCAGAGATACCTCGACCAGTTATCGTGGTCGTCAATAGTAATACGACAGAACTTAATGATGAAGTTACCGACTCCGATGCACAACAACAGGTTTACAAGGTTACTTACCCGATTACTTGCTACGGTGTTTACCACAGACCGTATGAAACACCAGAGATGATTAAGTACGCCGAGATGAACTTCCATATCGACGAAGACCTCATCCACAGGGAACAACTACTTGTCTACCCGAGCGACATTATCCAGCAGAAGAAAAAGCTGTGGGAAACCGTGTGCCCCACTATCAGGGAGGGTTACTCAATCTTGCATACTCTGTCTACAACACTGATGCAAAAAGAGGATGCCGACGGTTCCAAATACTACGAGGACGTGTCACTAAAACAACTCCTGCTATTTGACCGTTTCACGACAACGACTTACCACGAAGGGTTGAAACTCTGTGGTGTTGACAGCTATAACACAGCAAGTCTCAAAAAGATTGTTGAGCGCCCCGTATTGGATGAGAACGGAAACTATACTTACGACGAAAATGGCAATAAGATAATGGAAAAAATCGAGGTCACATCCCCATACGATGACCCCAAAACAGTAGATAACCCACAGGGAGAAAATGAATCATCACCAGACTACTACGTACTTCCAAAGGATTTCGACAAGAACGGCATCCCGATTTATACCTACTGTGAATCGGTTACGGACGACATTACGAGACCATCGGAAGTTCCGTCGTTCGACCTACTCCGTTTCAACTTCGATTACGATACGCCGCACGAAAGCGACCTGAGCGGCTTCGGACGTGACTTTGTTGCCGTCAATGACGATACAAGAAAGTTCATTCCGAACATAGCCCCTGGCAACGGGCAGGAAGTCGAAGGCGGATATGCCGTCGAAGACTACGTTGATTGGAGCAAGATTCTCAACTGGTTTGGTGACAACGCCAAAGGCGACATCGAGTCGTCATATACATTCAAGGCGACCATCCAGTTTGTAGAGGACACCCCAGGTGATACCATCTTCCAGTACCTCAGCAACGATGAAACGACCCTTTCCGACGGAACGGTAATTCCAGAGGGCGAAGTGTGGTTCGACTGGGGAATGATGAACGGCAGGCTATACTTCACGTACCATACGGCAAGCAAGTACAAGACGTTCGTATCGGACGTTATCAACCCGAACAAGGAAACCATCTATTCATTCTATTTCGCCCTCTATGACAAGGGAGACAAGGGAATGTTCGGTGTAAAGACCAATTTTAGCGAAACAATGATAGCCCTCAATACGGTTGAGGCCAATTAGGAGAATTCACCATGAATTTGTTTGAATCACAGGTTAACCAGTTGAACATCAGCCCGACTGCAAAACAGACCGTCATCGAACTGCGGAAGATATGCCTTGAAAGCGAAGCTGATGGCATGCCTACGATAACCCCAGGTGTTCCGACGGACAACAGCAGGGAAGCCCTTGCTGCAATCAGGGACACCGTGCGTAAGGCAGCGGGCGAGATTGGCGACGATTACTACAAGAGTGGAGAAGCAATCGTTCCTGCATACCTTGCAAAAATCAACGAATATCGCAAGGGAATCGAACAGAAGTATGGCCCCAAGTACGGCGAAGCCCTCGTTGCGGAAGCCAAAAAATACGCCCAACGCATGTCGTTGCAGTAATGCGGACGGTATAAACTAGATTTAGAAATTTATATAGGATGTCTATATGTTGAAATCTCTTTTTGAATCCTCAATCGACAAGCTGAATATCCCTGCGGATATGAAAGATGCCATCAAGAAAATCAACAATATCTGCCTCGAAGCGGAAGGTCAGGAAAAAGACCCCGCAAAGAACTATAATTACGAGGCATATCCAAGCGGCAAGTCCATTATGAAGGAAGATTCCGACGAACGGGTTGCTGCCCAGAAGAAAGATGCGGAAGCCAAGAAAAACGGTCAGGAAAAAGATACTTCCGTTAATGGAGTTGACCCTGACGTAGAGAAAACTGCCAAAAACGGCTGGAACTATGATGTAACCGAAGACATCAACAAGAATTCCAAGGAAGAAGAAAAAACAGCCAAGGAAGAGAAGAAAGAAACGGAAGAAAAAGGAGAAACAAAAAAAGCCGCCCCAACGTACAGGGCAGATGTCGCAACCGTCCAGTTTTTCCTCAACGCAACAGAACCTAACAAGAAGATTGCCGCAGACGGAATGCTAGGCCCGAGGACAATAGGTCTTATTCAGGAAACAGAAGACCTTAAACCAACTGGCAAGATGGACAAGGAAACTCAGGAAGCATTCAACAAGCTTCTTGCCGAAGCCAAGGAAAAGGTCAAGGCTGTACAGGCAAAACTTGGTGTAACCCAAGACGGCCTCATCGGAAAGCAGACGCTCGCCGCATTGCAGAAGGCTAATATGCAGGTGGCATCTGTATTCAGCGATAACCCTCAGGTTCCCGCAAATACACAGCCAGCTCAACAGCAAGTAGCACAACCACAGCAAGCTCAGCCTCAACAACAGGCACAAAATGTAACTTCCATTAAGTTTAATGAAGCACAGGCTACACAACTTCTTAACAAAAAAACCATATCCCAGCAAGAATACAATATCTGGAAGCAGTACGGTATCGCCCCGATTTTCCAGAGGCAGAACCCGCAAGGAACTCAAACTCAGATTGCCGCAATGCAACAGAAACAGAAGGAAGCAAATACTGGGGCCCCTGTTGGAAAGTCTGTCACTTCCATTCCGTTTGACGAAGCAAAGGCTCAGCAGCAGTTGAAATCAAACCAAATCAAACAGCAAGAATATAACATCTGGAAGCAGTACGGAATTGCACCGATTTTCCAGAGAAAGAACCCGCAAGGAACACAGGCTCAGATTGCCAAGGCCCAGCAGGGAAATAAGCAACAACCACAACAGCAGCAACAGGTTGCACAACCACAAGCTCAACCACAACAGCAGCAACAGGTTGCACAACCACAAGCTCAACCGCAACAGCAGGTTCAACAGCAACAGCAGAACCCGAAGCAACCCCAAGGTTCGACGCAGTACCTGTCAGGAAAGATATCTTACATGAATCTTCCCCCAGACGAGAAGAAGGTTTATGACGATGCCGAAAAGAAAGCTCAGGCGGAATATCTAAAGAAAGGAAATAACGAACAAACAGCATACACCAAGGCTCAGATGAACGCACAAGTTGCGGTTCTCCGATACAGGCAGAAGAAAGGCAAAAAAGCCTAATCACTATCAACAGATTAACATACACCCACGGGTTATCCCGTGGGTTTTTCATTTATAATCTACCCGAGGATATAAACTATAGTCAGAATTCATGATTGAGCTGGCATACAATGACATTATTCGAATCATCACTACGTAAACTGAATCTTCCTAAATGCGTCATAGATGATATTGTTTCCATACGGAACATCTGCATGGAAGCAGAGCAGCCGCAGCCAGCACAGCCTGCTCAACCACAAGCGGCGAAGCAACAGAACGCCACCACAGCACAGAATAACCCGCAGCAGGCACAGCCTACGGCGAACGCTCAGGCACAAACTACACCTCAACAAGCTCAAGCACAACCGAATGCTCAGGAGAATACTCAGGCACAAGGGCAACCACAGGGTAATCAGGCAAACAAGCAAGCACCGCAGAAAGAAAACAATCTAACCGAGGACCAGATAGATTCTAACAAGCTGATGGCACAATTCAACAACTATCTCGAAGGATGTAAAGAAAATGTCAAAAAGGCTTTGGCGACCCAGTTTGGCGAAAACGCCAATGCAATCATAAATGAAGTCAACCAATATGTCAAATCAAATACACCAATCAACTTTGATGAAGAAATCGTCCCGCTGCTCAAAGTAAACGGAAAATTCGCCGACCAAAAAGTGGTAGAGGATGTTAAGCAAAGGCTTCAAAAATACTTCGGCTTGAAGATAGCAACTGCCGAGCAAGAACCCAATGAAACGCAGGAACAACCGAAACAGCAAAATGCTGCACAGGCAAACCAGCAACCAGCTCAGCAGCAAGGCAAAAAACAGCCTGCTCAGCCAGCCGTACAACTCAGGAGCCTATCTCATTAACTAACTCATCTATATTCAAGTCAGATGCGTTATATCTGTTCACATAGACGCTCTTGAAAAGTTTCATCGTAACTTTATTCAGAAGGTTTGCCAACGTCCTCTTTTCCTCATCACTGACATCACAGGATGACATAAAGATGCAATGCTGGTCTATTGTAGCATTGTTGTTAAACAAGGTTATATCAACTGGTTCGCCCGCAGTCAGACCCGCCTTTTCGTACATGTGCTTGGCAATTTCGTTTTCCTTCTCGACGGTAAGGCAGTTGACATAGAACTGGTCAAGCAGCATTTCAAGAAGGCGAGTTCCGATTCCTTGGCCACGCTCAGACTCCTTTACGGCAAAATCACATAGGAAATTGACATTACCAGACTTGACTACAAGGGCCTTAGCCACCCCAGGTTCACCCTTTTTTGCATAGGCTGGGTAGGCTATGATACGATAAACATTGTCCATTGGCTGTTTTATTGATAAACTTAGGTCGGTCATGTTGAAATCCGCTTTTCAGAATATAGTTTATAGCGAGGTTTAAACGAAGTCTTATGGTATCTAAATATATTTACTTTGCAGCGAACAATATGGTAGAACATCCGCTCTACATGAAGAGTTTTATTCTGGGCGAAACAGACGACATTCTTACCCGCCAGCATCAATACAATGTCATGCAAAAAGGAATACAGCAGATACCAACTGGAACGCTGACCTCGGTCGATGGTCAGGATGGACTCATCTTCCCGTTTGTCGATTACTTCAAGCTTACAATCAACGCTGTTGAAAACACGAAGAACCGTCACGATACATTCATCCACGATATCATGTTCCACGAACGACCGTTCAAGGATTTGATTTACCACGTAAAGGATAAACTACTGATGAACACCAAAGAAGCATTTGCATTCTATGACACAAGAGACTTCATCAGGGATATCGAACGGATTAAGGACTTCCTTATAGAGAACCTGACAAGCTACGGCCACTATACTGTTATGGAATACAAGTTCACGTAAGGTTAAAATGGAAGTAGAACTACATACCACAGCAGAGGTCAAGGAACTCCTCTCCAATATGGAAATCATCAAACGGTTTCCGATGATTTGCTACGAAAAGGATGAAAGCCGTCTTGATGGTAAAACAGCAAGTGAAATCATGGACGAAGCGAAAACCATGGAATACACGGGCGAGTGGATGGTGTTCACCAGCATGGGAGTAATCATCGGACTTGCCTGTGCACAAATCGAAGATAAAAAGACACGAAACCTATCCCTGAAGGAATTTGAGGTTGCAACCGATGCACAGGGAAACGGTTTCTCAAACATAATGCTGAACTACGTGTTCAAGTATGCAAGGAACCACGGTTGTCAGTACATCACCCTGATGGCATTTGATGACAATGCATTCGAATACTGGAAGCATCAAGGGTTTACCGTATCAACGAAGTCAACACCACGACTACGTCTATTGTTCAAAAAAGTCTAATACAAGTAGATGAGTGGCGTGTACGGTTCGGGGTGTTCCCGTGCGTACTCCTCATTGTGCCGACGCATCTGCATGTAGAGCAATTTAAAACATACATCGACATCATCTTCGCTTAGCGGAAGTAGAGGACTGTCATCTGTTGTAAGCAGATATCTCATTGTTCATCACCATGCACATTCGTTAATTGCCTCTGCGGCATCCCACTCGTCCATATCTTCAAGAACTTCTTCTGGCGTCCATGACAAGAATTGTTCAACAAAAGGGCGAACCTCTTCCCGTGTTTTATTAGGCTGGAAATCCCGAAGGATGATGTCGATTATATCTTCTTTATCCATGAAAGTTCTCCTAGCGGATAGGGAATAGTTCAGTTTCCTTGGCCCAATACTTGATTGGAAGGTGGTCACGCAGCAAACTTTCCGTGCTGATAAAGTGCCACTTCTCTTTGATACGGACCAGATATTCAACCCCATGGTCCATACATATTGGGCAAGTGTGGTTGTCGAGAATATCGCTATTCTTAATCGGTTTTGTAAACCAATGTGTAAAATTGAGAGATGACAACTTCGCCAACGGAGTGTTAGCATCAATCCAAACAAGGTCGTAACAGTCTCCATTACCTGTGAAAATATAGTTAGCCCCATCACCGAAAAGCTTAGGCACGTTTAGAGCGTCCGCATCTGGATGCAGGGAAACCCACTTGTACGGATTACCTTTTCTTTCAAGGATAAGCGGGAACTCAATCTTCGGGGTAAACATATTCAACCCTCATGGTTAGAAGTCTTCGTCGGAGTTAATCCAATGTATGCATTCAACAATGAATTTACCAAATTCGTCCTGAATAGCTGCAGCATCATTTGGGTTGAGGCGTTTCGGTCCCGTCAAGAAGCCCCAGCCACGAACATCCAGCTCAATTTCCTGCCCATCTGCTTTGAACTTGACCACAGCATCGCTCTGGGTGCCCTCATACACAGGACAGCCGAATGACATCATATCGGGTTTAGCCGTGCCATTCACCTTAGCATTCATTGCTGCTACAATAGCCTGAAAATGAGCATCAGCCGTACCCTTAAATGCTGCATCGGAGTTAGAACTCGTCGTGCGGTTGCCAGTAGAATCCCATATTGTATCAACGCAGATAGCGTCGTTATGGAACGGGGGAATAAAGTATTTTGTCCAGTTTGCGTTATTCATGGCAACAAATTTAGCAAAAAAGAATGCGGCTGTCAAGATATACCTAGTTAAAAACTACTTTTTCTTGCTGCAATGTTCGAGCCAATCCTTAACGTAATCAACATCGTATGTCTCGGTAATGTCACGCCATCTGTCGTACACCGCAAATTCGCCACGAGGCAAAAGGGCGACCACGATATTGAAAATGTCATCGCCACCATTATAACACATCAGTCCGCAAGTGCCACCATCCTTAAAGTGACATTTTGGAAGATATCTCTTGCAAAGCTGCTTGAATTCTTCTTCATTCATAATAACCCCTAATGAAAATTGATTCCACCAGTACCAAAACCAAACCCAAAACGGTGTGTTCTGATGCTATATCCAAACCCATAACCAAATCCGCCATGAGAACGGTCTTTCACCGTGGTAGAATAATGAGCCTTCTCACCATTCTCAGATTTACTCTTTTCGTAGTTAATCCCAACAATGCAGATTGCAATAGTTATGACAAAGGCAAGCACCAGAAATAAATCCATGCTTGCATCTGAGTTTAAAAAGTTCTTAATTCGTTTCTTTATACTCATTTGGCGGATTCCAATGCTTTTGCCACATTTGGCTTTTTAAGACCACGGGCAAACTGTTTCAGGTAGACTAACATTTCGTCTTCCTCGGGGAAGAATATATCTCGCTTCTGAGCGAGCCATCCAAGGAAGTTCGACATAAACTGACCAAAGCGCCAGTCAGGAAATTTTTCCTGATGAACCTTTTTCAACTGGTCGTAGAACGTGTCGAGTCTTTTAGTGTCTCTCATGATTTCCTCTTACTCTGCCTTTACGTGTTTAAAACCAAGTTCCTTGGCTTCCTTTACGGTAATCGTATCGCCATCCTGATACGCTTTCTTCTGTCCTTCTTCATTCAGCTCACCGCTTTTGAATGTAGAAGCAGGGACAGGATTGCCAGGATGAAAGGTGTACATACAATCACCAATACCTTCTTCGGGACCAACAATCAAGATTGTAAAGTTAACTCGTTCACGCTGGTTAGTCTTCATGCACAAAGACAAGAAACCCGTTTTCTTGAAGTCGTTAAAATAGCAGAGAGTATCATCAGGGAATTGGTCGATATCCAGCATACCATGATAGCCAGGAATATCGTCCGTAAAAAACGCCTTGCAACAAGGAGACAGCACACCTTTCGTATCAATCCACGGAGACCACTTTGCAGACATCAGTTTGGCTTCCATTTCCTCAACAGTTTCACAGTCAGTGGTAGAACCGATGCCATTCTTCAATCTCTGTTGGAGACACTTTTCAAAGTAATCAGGCATCTTCGCTTTAGTCTTCTGAATACAGGTTTTCACGTATTCATTAACTCTGTTCGCATCAATAGCTTTGTCGTATTCTTCCTTAGCCGCAATAAAAGCATCAACCAGCTTCGGCAATCTCTCGTAGAATTCATCAGCCGACTGGCATTCGTCCATCTGATGAGCATACTTAGTAAAGACTGGGGCACCACCTGGACCAATAGAAAGTCTTGAAATTAGAATACGATTTGTAGGAAGATGATACATGCCAACACAGTATGTATCATCGTCAATAAACTTTATGTACGCAATACCCCAATCAAGCGTTGGCTTGTCATCCTTCATGAACGCCCATCTTGTCAATTTTGGGGTAATCCCGAATTCAATCAAGCGACTAACCATTCCAGTACGGTTCATCTTATCCTGAACCAACTTTCGTGCTTCTTGTATCATCAAGCCTTCGTATTCGTTATTCATAACAAAATCTCCAATACACTAAAAATAACCTCTTGATGTCGTTTTGTCAAGAGGTAACTACGGGAGGCTAATCATCAAACTGGGTAGCCCCCTTCAACGGCTTTCCGCACATAGGGCAGCACTTGATGGCTACACCAACCCATTCTCCGTTGTCAGTGTACACGGACAGGTAGTTGTCTTCGTCGATGAAAGCTTCGGCCTTACCATTGTCATCAAACAAGGGGAAACGCTCTGCTTCTTCATTTGTTTCGTGGTCGCAGTATTTACACATAGGATTCAAAAGAAAATGAATTTAACACATGCCGCCATAGCAATGCCAATCATCAGCATCACTGGAACCATGAAGATTACAAGCCAAACAATGATTCGAACATTAAAGGTGTTAGCCTCGATGTTATACAGCTTGAAGTCAGCCATAAGACGAAGGATTTGGTTGATAATGAAAATCCCAATCTTCTCGAAGATGTTCTGATATTCAGATATGTTGTTTCGTTTGTATCTAGCGATAATCATGGTTACCCCTCGAATGCAACGTATATTAGTTTGAATTTCGTAACAAATTTCTTTCCATCCCTATCTTCTAGGTCTCCCCAGCCGACAGGAAATATTTTCAAGTTCTTTACACCGTAGCTTTCGCAAATGTTCATCAGCTTCTTGCCGTGCTTGTTTGATTCGCACTTAAATGTCATGATAAGTCTGCCACCGACATTTTCGGCAGCGATGCAATGACCCATTATCTGTTCTTCCCATACAGAAGAAAGCGGGATTTTTTTGATTCCCCTCTCAATCGGGTTTAACTCCTGAATGATGAACCTTTCTCCTTCCTTGAACTTCTTGACCACATTGTCAATTGTCTCTGGGGAATACCAGTGTAGCTCATTGGTACTAGAATCCATGGTCGGCTTGTTGCAGTCGATGACTTCTGCAGGAAACTGGTAATCAACCTTAATCCTTGGCATTCTTAACCTCCTTGACGAAATCTGGGCCGCACAAAACTTCAAGACTTCTCTCCATGATGGTCATGCGGCGCTGAAAGTAGTCGCTTACATTACGAAGGAACAGTCTGACCTGCTGTCCGCATTCCTTCTTGTTGATTACGTCAATCACGTCGCCATAAGCCTGACGGCAAAACTTAAATTCATCTTGAAGGCGTTTCTTGTTTCCTACAAGGTTATCATACACTTTTCTCTGCTCGTCCGTAAAGGACTTGATAATCTTTTCTCTAAGTTCAGGTGTAATCTCAGCCATGTTATACCTCATAATTCTCCAATAGATATCGGTGTGCTGCAACCGCATTTCTCAACGGCTCGACGAACGTAGCGTGGCCATATTTCTCCTTTGGCCTCTCGTGATGAATATGCGTTATCCCAGTTCTCGGGACACCAAGTCCAGCAAGGATTATCTCCTTGTCGTAGAAGCACTCTATTCCAAGGAAGCCATCCTCCCCACCCCAGCATCCGCTGAAAATCGGGGAGAACACACAGTTGTAACCGTACAGCGTCGTATTGATTTTGACTAGACGCTCGATTGCAGCCTTGTTCATGCCGATATTGCATGACCACAGAACGGCAGAGTCAAGGACTGGTGTTTCATCGGTCACAACGGTAAACGGGTCACGGAAGATGTTGGCATACTTGTTGTGTTCCCTCTGGTCAGTGTAACCGAAACTGAAATCGTCACGCCTGCCACAAAGGACAACAGGCTTTTCGTTTGTCAGATACTCGTCATATCCCTTGATGATATCGCCTTCTGGAAGGCAGTCGCCATCAATGAATACCAGCTTGTCGCAACCGTCAGCCAACGCTTCATTGATACAGATGTTGCGGCAATAACCCGCAAGGAAATAATCGACATCTGGCGTCATCATCGGGCGATACACATGCTCTGGCACCTTGTCGTTAAACATGAGTTTTGAGAAAGCCTTGCAATCGTGCCTTTCCATGATTGCGGTCGCCTCGTCCTGAACTTTCTTAGGTTCACGGTCAAGCATGTAGTAGAGACGGTCAGGCTTAACGCTCATCTCGTCCACTTTACAGAGCATCTGTTCCATGTATGGAACTTGGTTCTTGCTTATGATGATTAGACCTATCATACAATTATCCCCGTTATTCCAAGAGCGATGGCAACAATGACCAATCCAAGAAGAACGTAGGCTATCGGAAACTTTTTCTCTTCCAGCATAGTTTCAAGCGAGCGAACCCTTTCCTGCAACGATATTTGAGCCCCAATTACCTGCTGGTCCTGCTTAATTAGTATGTTCAACTTGTCGGTGATGGTTTTCTGATTGTTTGCGTAAATTCCAACAATATCATACAGCCCATCAACATTGTTTGCCAAGTCATACACAGCCTTGTTTACACTCTCATCGTCATCGAAGTCGTCCATTCCATAGTCACCATTAGAGAACACGGACGCCAGCATGCTGTCTACTTTTACCTCATCACTAGGAGACAGCACCGAACGAGGTTTGCTGGACGGTTTCTTGCATGGAGGAGTCTTCATTTCAGGTAGCGGCATAATAGGCAACTGCTCGTTTGGAATTGCCGTAAAGTGCTTCACGATAAACCCATCCTTCTTTTCCAACTTTGTCAGGGTGAAGCTCTTCGGACCGACCGATATGAACTTGATTCCTTCATGCTTTCCTGGGGCTACATAGAGTTTCATGTGAGTCACGACACCTTCGCTCAGGAATGACATCGCTGTTTGATTTCCACCCATAATATAGACTGGCTTATCCAGACGCTTTGCCAACGTCAATGCGGTGAACACGTTGGTCGTGTATGACGTGTGTTTCAGCCGTGTTGTCAGGGACTTGGAGAACAGGATACGGGCAGCAACACGAGTCTTACGGAAACAGGTTAACTCATTGAATGCGTTGCGGCCCATAATAATCGTATTTCCTTTGATGAGCGTTTCCATATCCTTATGGATAGCTTCGCAATCCCAAGGTATCGACGTTCCGTCTCCTATCGTCCCGTTCTCATCAATCGTCAGAAGAAGTGTAATGTCCATAAAAATAGTCGTGTAATCTTGTTACTAAATTACATTTTTCGGCTAATTTAGGATATGGAGGTTCTTTGCCGCACGGGTAAATGCGGTATATTTCAACTTATTTCTCTGCACAACGTCCCAGTCACAGATGTTGATATCCTTCTCGACAGCATACACATTGTCGATGGTGGAACCCTGTGCCTTGTGAATCGTCATTGCATAGCTATAATTGACATAGCAGAACGAGTCGATGAAGTCGTAGTATTCCTGCCACACTTCATGCCTGTTATGTACAGGCTCTCCTGTTATTGGGTCAACCTCGGCGCAAAGCGTCCTTGCCTTGCCGATGAGTGCTCTCTTTACCGCCATATAGGTAGAATAACCTTCGGCGATGGACAACACTTTGATGTGGCGGAGTTCTCTCTTGTTTGGCGGAGCCATGTAGTTATCGACAAGAAGGCTCCAGCAAACAATGTTGGTTTCCTGCTCGGTATACTTTTCAGCTTCACGAACAGCCAAGCGTTCTCCATTTGCGTAAACCTGCAGAGTCTTACCACCAACCAACGGAATGCTGTAACCATCTGTTACGATAAGGTCGTCACCGACCGTATATTCTTCTACATCGTTACCGAAGATGTGGCGACGGATGAATATGTTGGACTTATCCACGGCATTATTGGTGTAAGCGAGGAGACGGCAGTAATTCTTGTTCTCCTTATATTCTTCCGACATGAAATCGGCAAAAAGGTTTTCAAAGAAAGGCTTCTTGGCAGTATAGAAACGGACACCTTCCCCACGTTCGTTCACACGGTCTACATGTTCAAAACAGTCATGAACTTGGAACATGTTCCTCGGGTCACGGATAGGAGTAACAAGGTCGATGATGGGATTGTCCTCAGACACACGCATGACCTTGGTAAGCCTGAAAATATGCGGAATACGAGAAAATACGGCAGATGATGCAAAATTAACTGGCGGAAGCTGCGCTTCATCGCCGACATAGAGGATTTTCATCTGGGGAAAATCACGTAAAACACTCTGAATCATTTCGTAGCAGTCGTCGTTTACCATCGACGCTTCATCAATGACAATGAGACGATACTTACTGGCGTGGCAGACACCATCCCTAACGAGGACTTTACCTTTGTCTTCATTCTGTTCAAGTTTGAGGCCGAGCAATCCACTGATGGTCTTGTCATAATTCTTGCCAGTTCTCTGTGAAATGACACGCACCGCCTCATTGGTGTACGCTGTGCAGTAAACCTTGATTTTCTTGAATTCTTTGCTGAGTTCCTTCAGGAATACGTGAAGGAGGGATGTCTTTCCCGTACCTGCGGCACCAGTCAGGACCATTTCCCTCTCTGAATTATCACGCATGAAGGTAAGCATTTCAGCAAGCCCCTTCTTCTGGTCGGGGCTAAGCTGTTTCTTTGTAATTAGATTTGAGTGACTCATGCTGCTAAATATAGTTATTTATTCAGCAAATGTCAAGCGGTTCCACTAATACACAGTCTGCATGAACTGAGTGGCATCAATAGCCTGCTGCATCGTGTCATACACCCTAGCATCCGTATTTAACGTCTGGTGGTTGTACTTTACCTGACGCCAAATGGACTCGATGCGCTGTTCACGCTCCTTGGCATTATAGGCCTTCATGTTGATGCCAATTCTGCTTCTCGGCGGAGGTGGTAGCTCACGTAGCTTAACCAGACACTTCAAAGCGTGTTCCAGCTTGTTCACCTTGACATTGTACACATAACGATAGTAGAAACTTTCCGCCCTCTGCGGGATGTTCTCAATCATTTCCATGGTCAATGCGTCGGCAAAGGCAAACTGGCCATTTTTCAATGCGTCGGCAACCACATAGTCTGCAGCAGCGATTGTCTCATCGAACTCCCAGTAAGGGAATTCATTTAGACAGATTTCATACCATAGCCTAGCCATTTCTGGATTCTTCGTGTCCTTGTAGCTGGTCGCAATATAGTATGCTGTACGGAGGGAATGCCCCTTCTTCCACAACTTAATCAGCGCCTTCAAGTTTCTGGCGACATCACGCTGTTGCTTGAAGTTGATGAACTCGTTTTTGAAGGTAATTACCTTTCTCGGTTCGGCGGTGTCGATAACGTACTCGTGAATCGGGTTGATGAACCTCGATGTTTCCCTGCGGACAATCCTGACACGAGGGAACTTCATCGAACGGGTTATCCTCGTGTACATCACGATATCCGATGTAGAGTACATCGTGCTAGCCTTATCGAACTTCGCCCTGACATCACGGGCGTTGTCAAGCATATCGTTGACATCAACCCACATCACATATTCCTTAGTGGCAAGAGAGAACCCGTAGTTCTTTGCCTTGCCGAAGTCGAAGTTACCTTCGTCATCAAGGAACAGTGTACCAACCGCATCAATGATGACAGGTTGGCGAACCATCGTCTGGAACTTTCTCGCTATGTCAAGGGTATGGTCGGTAGAACCTGTATCGACGACAACAAATTCGTCGGCAAGTCCTACAAGCCGCTGCAAGCATTCCTGAATTTTCTTCTCACCGTTCCTGACAACCAGGACGGCTGAAAGCTCATGTCTCATATTTTACCCGTTTGTGTAATCGTCGTCGTTCAGTTGTTTTGCCAATTCATCCACTGGCATTGTGGCGAAATCGTCCTCATCAGGTGTTACGCCGAGCTTGGCATTTTCCTTTTCCTGCTTTTCTTCCTCGTCAATCTTCCTGTTTGCGTCGATTGCAAACTCGTCGATGGATGAGTAGTTGTTCATCGTGGCTTCGTTCAAGGAGACGAACTTAACCTTCTTGTGCCTTGCTACAAGCTTGTTGTGTGCCTGAATGAAAGCACAGAACGTGATTTTTGCCAGGTAGTAATACGGGTCAACATTCTTGGCACTCTGCATCTTAACGGGGTCAAAGTTGTGGCTGTGCTTGATGAGCAGCTCGATTGCACGGTCACGCATTTCAACCTTCCAGTCAGGAGTATAGCCACGCCATTTCTGGTTACCAAGGTTCTTGTCGATAACGACATTGAACACATAACCAAGAGCCTCAGATACAGGGTAGTCAGTACCATACTTCTTTCGCACGTCTTTCAGTTCGACAAGCAATTTCGTTAGAATATCCTTGTCAATCTTGCCGCTTCGCATGCGGGCATCGAACGCATCCAACTGCTTTTTAGTCCAGTTGTAGCCGCTCTCGGGGATTTCAAAATCTAGGGTGATTTCCTCATTCGTCGGTTCTACCTTTTCCATAGTTTACTCATGGGTTAAACTCATAAATAAAATACATTTTAACAAAAAGACCCCGCCATATTTCTATGACGGGGCCCAATAGGGGAAATTTTCTATGCTTCGATGTACTTTGTCTGGTCGTCCTTCGGGATGAGCTTTAGTGCCTCCCTGCTAGGAAGATTGGCAAGTGTGCGTCGAACCTTTTCGAACTTTCGGGATTCAATGTCCTTGAACTGAGGATACCAGCGCTTTTTGCTGCCAAGCTTCTTTCGGTAGAACTGATGAAGCACATTGATGTAGCAAAATAGCGGGAACATTGCCTTTTCGGCTTCCTTCGTAGAATCGAATTCAACCTGAGGGAAAGTATTTGCCAAGGACTTGATGGCGTTATCCGTAAGCATGAGGAACTTGTACTTCCACGGATATGAGAACGAGTCGTTCTCAAACTCTACACCACGCATACTGAACTTACCAAACTGGTTGACCCTCAGTATGGCTGTGCTGAACTCCGTAAAGTTCATGTAGAAGCCACCTGGGAAATTGTGGTCATCCACAATCTCAACGGTGACCCCAGCCTTGTCCTGTAATTCCTTGGCCAGAGTGTCGAGAAAAATCTTGATATTCATTCTGCAACCTACGGTAATTCATACGGAACGAGTTTAGAAAGCTCTGGACTTTCTGGGGGAGGAATGAGCATCGGGAAAATCGAATCGTAGATGTAGACTGCTGAATTACCGATGATGTCTGGGCACTGGTCGGCAGGGACCATAGCGAGGTCAATCTCAACCTTTTCAATCATGAACTTGCCAAGTTCGGCATCGTTATCCCGCTGACGTTCAAGAGCTTCCTTGTACTTGTCGCCAAGGTCAGTTTGCAACTTGGTAAACTCGGCGTTCTTTTCTGCAGGAAGTTTCGTGACGGCATTCTCGAATTCCTTGATGTTAGAAAGAGGAGGAAGGTCGTACTTCTTGGCTATTACAGACAGCTCCTTTACATACTGCAAGTAATCGTCGTCTGGCCTGAAAGCTTCAAGCATTGTGGCAACTTCCTTGTCGGTAGTGTCTAGGTTCTTATGGAAAGCATATCGGAAGGTACTGGTAATGCGACCAGTAAACAACTTTTCGTTCAAAGCTCTCTTTAAGGCTTGGTTCATGTCAAAAATGGCTTGATGACTCATTAATCTTTTCATGTGAGTTCCGTGTTGATGTTTCTACTTATATAAAATATATTTATTCTAACTTATACCGCGTTTTTAAATCTTTGCACTCACCGAGCATGGAGAACAAACCGTTATTTTCAATATTCAGCTTGTAGTCGAACAGGTCCTGAATAATCGCTTCACGGTGGGTTACTGCAAAAATAGTCGGGGTCTGATTTGTTCTCGTACGGACAAGTTCCACCATTTCCCTGAGTGACACGTCATCCGTCGAAACATCCAAGATTTCGTCAAGGAACAGGCAGTTAATCTTGAAGTTAGCCACTCGGAAGACAAAATCGCAGAATGCCATTGCGATAGCAAACGAGACCTTACGCTTCTGCCCCTGTGAAAGCATTTCGTAGCAGGGAGCCGCACCGTAGATAGACTCAAACTTGTAATCCATGCTCTTGTCGAACACGATGTGGTACGGGAGGTTGAAGCGGCGAAGGTTGCTTTCAATTGCCTGATTGAAGAACGGAACGAACATCTTGATAACATAAGATTTCAAACCGTCGTCAGAACACATGTACGAAATGTACTTGCAAATGGCAATCTTGTCAGAGAAGTTCGTAATGGATGCAGTCACATTGTCCAGTTCGGTCTGGAGTTCAGCGAGATGGGCTTCGGAGTCCTTCAATGCCTTGTCATCGTTGCTGGATTCTTCCTTCTGGATTGTATTCCTCAACATGACAATCTGGGAGGTATTTTCCTGCAATGCAGATGATGCCTTGTAATACTTTTCCCGAGCATCATTTGATTCAGTGACCGCAGTGGAGTTTAAGTTAATCAAGTTAGTCAACTCAGCCTGACGTTTAGTCAGTTCACTGATTTCGTTCTGAATCTTCTGGATGTCGTTACCGAATTTGTAAGCGCTAACCGTAAGGTTATTAAACCTGGTCTTGGCGGATGCCAACTGACCGTTTGCAGGGCCCCACACCTCTCTCATGAACTGGTTGTATTCCTGAATGGTTGCATTGAGGGATTCAATCTGCTTGTCAACAGCATCGTTGTTCGCCTGTGAGGACAAGTCAGCCAATTCCTTCTTCTTGGCTTCATTGTCGTTTACAATGGCAACCTGTTCAGCCTTCAACTGACGCCACTGGTTACGGAATGCTTCCTTAACATGTTCCACATCAGCTTCGGTAGACGGCTTGCCGCATGTCGGGCAAGGGACACCTGGCTTAACAGCAGTTGCCTTTGCTGTGACATCTTTCATCTTAGTGTCAAACGCCTGAATTTGACGGTCGTTTGAAGCAATGGTAGCATTGAGACTGTTAATCTTGCCAATCAAGTTGTTCTTGAACAGGTTCAGCTCACTCAGCTTATCCTGCGTTTCCTTGATTTTGAACTCGTCCGAGCGCTTGTTGGCATTATCGAACTGAGTAGTCAAAAATGCGACGTTCTGCCTTTCCTTTTCGATATCATCAAAAAGTTTGACGCAGGTGGACATGTCGTTGATTTTCGCCATGACGGTTCTCAGTTCAGACTGAGCATCGTTATATTCTCTTACACGACGTTCAGCTTCATCCTGTACCTTCTTTGCAGCCTCAGACGCAATCATCAAGTCAGGTGTTTTACTTTCAAGGTCAGCAACCTGCTTCTTCAAGTCGTCTATCTGTTCATGTTTCTTAGCCTTCAAGGTTTCAATCATCGTGTTCGTATAGGTGATGTCAGCCTTGATACGGTCAACTGAGTTCTTCGCAAGGTCGAACTGCATGTTGGAATCGCTAAGAACCTTGTTGTTTGCATTCTTCCACTTTTCGGTAGAAAGCGAAATGGTGTTTTCAATGAGCTTACGCATCTTGTCGGCAGGCATTTCAAGCAGCGGGATAGTCTCCTGACTGTTCTGTGCAATCGTGGTCTGGTACAGCAGGAGAGACGGGCCGAGTACTCGGTTCTCGAAATCCTGCTGTGACATACCAGCACGTTTGAGCTGTTCCTGTCCGTCAACCCAGATGGTAAAGCTCGTCTTGAGGCTCTTTGCCTTCATACGGCGTTCGATATGGTATTCGTGCTTGCCAGTACCCGTATCGACATCGAAATCGAGCGTCACTACCATGTCGGCGTTCTTGTTTTCAGTGTTTTTCAAGTCACTCTGGTTTCCACCACGGTAGGACTTACCGTAAAGGACATAGGTCAGAGCTTCGACAATGGATGATTTTCCATATCCGTTCGGTGCGCTCAGGTAAATGAGGCCTGGGTGAAACTCGACGACATTATCAATGTCGCCATAGGACATGAAGTTTCTGAAAATAAGCTTTTTGAACGTAATTTCATGCATAGGACGCTAGACCCACACTAGAAGTTGAAGGTGATATCGAAGGTATATCCAGATGTGAGATATTCAGCCTCTGGAATAACTGCGTAGTAGCCAAGGCAAAGGTCAACCTTTCCAAGCATGTAAACTACGCCTGCATACGGGCCCCAAGAATTGTCTGTATCAACGGTAGAGCCTGCGTAAAGAATAAGGTCGGAGAGCAAGAGGTAATCGAGTTCGGCACCGAACTGGCTAACCTTCGTGTCAGTATCAAAGAGGTATTCACCGCCAATGCTAAACTTGCCAATGTCCTTGTAACCCTGAACAAACGGGCGGACGCTGTTTTCAGTCAATTCGACACCGACAGCGGCGACATCATAGATGTCAGTCCTTACAGACATGTTGGAAACCTGACCGTCATACAAGGAGGCAGCGATTTCGACGTTACCCTTGATGATTGCACGGACATTTTCATAGTGGACTGCGGTCTCGGCTTCGTGGTCAAACGAAACACCAGTACGAAGCTGGGCTACACCGCCAGAAGACGGATTGAACCAGTCCCAACCGCCAGCAAATGCAATGGATGTGCAGAGAAATGCGAGAATGAGTATGAGTTTTTTCATATTGACTTCCTTTTTTGATGGTTTTGTTTATGTGCACCTAGAATATAACAAACAAAAAGGGAATTGTCAATATCATTCCAACAGATTGATGGATTTGGTCAAAGTCCTTAACTTATTTTCGTTACAGATGATAGGACTCATGAAGACACGGGTGTTCCCGTACATGACATGCTTCCACGGGAAGGATGACTGGGCGATTGGGAACGGCCTCAAAGATACAATGACAAACGGGTTGTAGGCATTCTCCTTGGCTAGGTCGAGAACCTGAATGTTCGGGGACAACTGGATATTGACATAGGCCCCCTGTGCCGAAATCACCTTTGCATAGCCTGGGGTTCCATCACTGCGTAGAAGGATGGTCGGTTTCGACTTCGGCTTGGCGAACGATGCAAACAGGGTTGTTGCCTGAGACTGGATTATCCTCAGGTAGTTTTCCATGTTGAAATACCCTATCGGAAGAACACTTTTGTCAATCATCCCAGCAAGAATGTTGATATACCGTCTAATAAGAGGCTCGTACATCTTGCCGTTATCATAATCTAATCTGCTTAGAAGAACGTTAATTGCCTCGACATCCCTAACCTGAGAGCTAGACAACATGATGTGATGTCCTGCCGCATCGGTTATCGTGTTCATCGTCGCATAGTTCAGCGCACGGAAAGGCGCTAGATAAACCTTGTCGCCAAGCTTGATACGGGCGTTCTCGAAAAAATTCAGCCCGTCAAGGATAGTCTTGAACATATCCTTGGTCAAGTTACCCTTGTGCTTGATGTCAAGCGTTACAGAATCGTTCATCACATAGTACGACAGATTACTATAACCAGTCAATCGGACAGCCTTAACCTTTGCTCCATTTGCGTTCGTATATTCGATAGGAGAGCTGGTTACGTAACTTGCCAACCCAGCCCCAGTAGTCAATCCCAACGCCTTGGCGACATCAAGGTAATCCCTTGATGCGTCAGGAGTGTAGATGTATTGTGTATTGTCATTTTTTATCTGAACTATCATGTACTTTTCCTGAATGTCAACTCAATCTTTCTTGCGATACCACGAGGAACCTTGATATAAAGTATAATCGAAACCGTGTTGTCATCATTGATTGCCACAAAGCTCTTGTCTTCGACAACAACAACCCTAGGTTCATACTTATTGATTAGGTTGACACACTGGTTGAGTAACTTGGATTCGCCGTTGAGGTCACCGATAATCTCGAAGACGCTCTCCTCCAATGTGGAACCGAACTCGTCATCATATAGGCGTTCACCGAGGTTTGTCAACAGGATGCTATACACATTCTGCATCAGGCTGTTTTCGTCAGCAGTGATTGTGAATGAGGAGTAAGCCAAATCCTTGTTGTAAATCGGTTCAAAGTTCAGTTCATCAAAACGTGAAGTCCTAGAATTCTTCTTGACGATTGATGACTTCCCATCAACATCAAGCGGCTTATCCTGTTCTTCCTTAGACATGACACTAAAATTAACAGGGTTTGTCGCATAGCAGCCATTTGCCGTATTATTGTCCTCACCAACGTCAACCATCAAGGTCATTCCAGAGGCAAGAACGCCAGGATTCTTGATGGTAAGGCTTCTCCTGTCCGAAGTTCCCGATATGATGTTAGCAGTAATCCATTCAGTCGAACCATTCAACTTGTAATAGACAATGTTGTTCATGACATACTGGTTAAACAACACTGGGCTTTCAGGATGAATCTGTATTTCGATATCCTCGTACAAGTCATATACGCATTCAGCATTTTCATCAGGGTTCGGACACTTTGTCAAAATGATTGGAATATTACATTCGGTAACGGTAACCTTTCTTTCGACAGATGCCTTCCTCTGACAGCTATCCTCAACCGTGTAGGTAATCGTATGGATGCCCGCATCGTCCCAGTTGTCATTATCAACTGTTATCTGAATCTCAGACAAGTTAGTGCCATTAGCGATAACATCCGACGGGTCGGGTTCTGTCCACGGAGTTCCCTTCTTCCATTTTACATTCTTGTTCGCTTCTGGCTGAATGTCGATTGTCGGGTCAGCAGTAAGTGTGACACTGTTCACATAGTTTGCAACTGATGTCGGAACAAAGTGGTTCTTCCACTGTACACCAAAGCTCTTGGTTCCTGGCTGATTAGCCACTACCTTGATTGAGATTTCGTTCATGCGCTCTATCGGGCGGACTATCGAGAAAGCATTTGGCGTTGGACCACGAAGGATAAGCTCATAGGTACTCGTTTCGAATAGATTAACTCCATTATATTTCAGGACATCTCCTGTTTTAACACAAGTGAAATCCTTCTGGAAAACAATAGGTTCATTCCAGAAGTCAACCTTGTGCCCCTCGCCCATGTTGTTATCGCCTGCCCAAACTTCAAGGTGACCGTTACTTTGAGCGATTACATTGTCAGTAAGAACTAGGTCAAATGTGAAGTAGCCACCGCCACCAGTTTCTTCTGTAATAGTGCTGATATTTTCGATAGAACCAAAGTCAGCCCAAACACCAGCATATCCCCTACCAGAAGCCTTTTCTGTGGACAGCAAATGCCAATCACTGTCGTAAACTTTAAAGTTTAGCGTATGCGTCGTTCCATTGCTAGAAAGTCCAGTCATCTCCAAATGGAAATCTGTGTTCAAAACTCTCAAATCAAGCGACGTATAGTTTCCTGCCGCATCATAAATATCAAGCGTGGTGTTACGAGGCAAGGTCAAGGTCACCTTGATAAACCTAGCATCTTTTACATTTGTTGCCTTGTCTGGAAGAAGATATGTTACCGTGCCCATGCTGAAATCTTTCAGCGGAGTTCCGTTAATGCTAATAATATCGTTCAAGTCTGCGATATACACATCGAATGAACGACCAGCAACATGTTCATCCTCAGGAACATAGCATATCGGGGCTTCTTCGTCTATCTGTAAGTACAACCTATTGTAATAATACTTGGTATCAACATCGGTGTCCTTGATAGTTACTGATGTAACCGTGCTGTATAGGACCAGTGGCATCAGGGTTCCCGTCTGGCATAGGTCATCTATATAATCGACATCCAATGAATCAAGCAAAACATAAGTCGGTGTATCGGTCACTTGTACTTCAAAACGGGAAATGTACGAAGACGATAATCTTATCCAAACATAGGAAGAATCGTTTTCAACTGGCACTGGATTGTCTGCAAGATAATAGTTAGCACCATATTTCAGACCAATAGGAGGAACACTGTGAGTACCATCAACGTATCGACCAGTGAGAATAGGTGCAAGTACGTCACCCCTGATGAACGGGCAATCTGAAGCCTTCACCTTAAATTCAGTCACTGCGTTATTGACATTACGAAGCCCGTATACAGGCATTTCTCTTTGTAGGTTAAACGCATCGTCATAGTAGAACTTACGTTCATCAGGGTGACCATCAACAGGTAGAAGAACAGCTTCCGTTCCCGTACCTATGCCATCTTCCCAAGCAATATGACCTAGCTCAGCAGTGGCATTTACACTCAACGTATTCAGGTTGAATCCTTTCAATACAACTACGTTATCTGGGCCAACATGCATGAAACGGTCTGCCTCCCTGTCGTGTCCACCCTCAGTCGCAAGGATTTCCACATCAGTAAGGATGACAGGGGTTTCTGTGTTTGACTCCGTGTTTCCATCCTTATACATAGCAGAAAGTGAACTGGTTTCAGTAGCCTCGTCGTGGATTATATCAAATTCAACAGGGTTCCCCGCATAACCGTAACTACCACGAGTTTGCGGGCCACTGATGCGTAGATTCTCAGGAACATTCTCTGCATCAGGTGCTTCATACGTTGAAATCATCCTTGAACGGTTCCTTATAATTCCGCATTCACTTACACCATATTCAACATCTGGGTCACCGTCAGGGTATCTGAAATATACTTTAACTTCATTCTGTTCAAACGAAACGCCTAGAACTTCCGCACTAACACTGTTGTAGTGTTCAGTGTTCATGATTTCAATGGTATCACCAGCGGCAAAGAACGGTTTGCTATCATCCCAGCTACGGACATACATGATGTTAGATGGGTCAAACAATTTGTTTGACACTGTTGCTACAAAAGCGGGCCCCGAGCCATACGTACCTCTCTGGATTGCATCGCAGACAAGGTACATGTAAGTATTTTCAAGCGAAATGCTCGGTTTCTTACCGATAAAGGTCAGAGAGCTGATTGCAATATATGGCCAGTGGGCTTCGTCATCTTCACGAGATGCTAGCCTAATCGGGTCGCTTGTAGTTCCCTGTTTTTGAGAGTTAATTGCGATAGTCTTTGCGGCATGCCCTGTAAGAATATCGACAGTATACGCATTGTTAATGTCGAACTTGACATACCTATTTTTAAACAATCGTGTTGGGTTCGTATATGAGTAGCGTGAAATCGTTCCGATAACAGAACCACTTCCCCAAGCACCACTATGTTTAGAACCAATGACGCTGTTTGTATCGTTCTCTGACCAGTTGTCTGTATCAAAACCAAGCAAATCGAGACTGTTTTCACCCAAGCCACCATCCTGGGTAGCAAACACAAACAATCTCGAAACTAGATTAGGGTCAGATGTTGCCGTACCATCATACAAAGGAATCGGGAACTTGATGATAGGTATAATCGTGTCACGAACGAGCTGCATATCACTTTCATTGCCATAGCATGCTGATGACGGCCCATTCTTTACATAGTAAGTGTCTTGGCATGCGTAATAGATTGCACTCTCGTTCGCATGGCTCTTTACCTTTGGCGGAGCAATGTCTGGATTTTTAACATTGAACGCAATGTCCGATGAAGGCATACGAGGGGTAAACACAAGAGTTCCCGTCGTTGAACCTCCCTGAATAATTTCGCCAGAGTCCACCTCAGCTGTTATGGTACTTGCATTTGCGGCAACAGCAGTTACAGTCAAATGAACCTTCGTAGAGTTGCCATATATGTAAGCAACTCTATCACCAACAGCAAAGTTATGTTTGCATGTAATGCCTTGGTCATTGTCGGTAAACGTAAATGTTACTGATGAACCGCTTGCTGCAGCTGATACGCTTTCATTATACTCATAGATTTCCCACTTTTCCCAAACAAGGTCAGGCCAGTCCAAATGACTGTAAACTGGATGGTACGACTGATTTATCTTCATCGGGTTGTGATACGTCTTGTATGTAAACGTATGTGCGTCAGGTACAGAAGTAACAACGAAATCACCCAAATACCTCTCACCACGGCCCTTCCAGTTACCATCATATCCACCAAACAATCTACCCTCGTTTCCTGTATACGAAGGAACATGTGATATATGCCTGCTATACAGAGTGACGGCATCACCGACGTTCAGACCGTGAGCATCCAGAGTTTCAACAACAACTGTTTCCACCTGATACAGGTTGTCATTACTGTCACAGCTAGAAATTCCACTAGCGGGAAGAGTGTTATAGTCGGTATAAATCTTGCTAACCTCTCCGCTAATACCGCCTGCATTAACATTACCGCCAGCAACAAGATGTTCCAAAGCGATGTTGAGCGGGTTCTTGATATACTCGTTATTGTTAGAAAATCCCAAAAATGAAAAAGCGGATTCAACCTCTATCGGAGAGAAAACGCCGTTGTCGTTGGCGTATGGTGCGGTAATCCAAGCCTGCGAGTTATTCGCTAGCTCAGAAAAAGATTTGTCAACATCGAACCGCATGATGAGTTCGGTATTGAACTGGCTGTTACCGTTATCAAACTTTGGCGGCCTATTGGGATTAGTCCAGTCATTGTATGAGCCAGTTACGGGAGTAATTCCCGTTCCGTCATATACAGACAAACCCGAGTTCGCCGTAACGGTCGAATTCGGGGTATTCGCTGTGAGGAAATGGCGAAGACGATAGTGTTTGATACGGTTATCGGTATCAGAGCCCTTGAACTGATAAGTTTCCTTATAATGCTGATTATTGTTTTCAAGCTCAGCCTCGGTAGTCATCAAACGTATGTATAGATTTATCGCCATAATTCACCATTTTAATCAAAAAATAGTTTATACTCGTGGCACTAAATCGTTTGGGCTACTGCGTCGTCTTCTTGCTGCTCTAAAAGCTTCTTTTTCCGCAGATGCATGATGATGTGTTCACCAAGAGCATTGGTCATGTCGGTGAGGTCATTTTCAATCATTTCTACCGGGAAATCTTCGATGATTTTTGCAGCATGTTTGTAGAACTTGGACGAATTGTTTGTCCAAACGGTGTACATGAACCCGTCAGAACCGCACTTGACATCAACTTCACGGATAGATGCGTTTCCTCCAATCCCGACAAGGTAGATATCATTGTTCGGGTTGTCGTAATCGACAATCGTCTGGTTGGCACCGTTGTTGTAGTTCTTGTCCCGCTGCAAAGAGTCCATCTCTGCACCAGTCAAGGCATAAACCTCGACATATCCGCCATTCGGAAGTTCAAGTTCCCTCAACGGTTCAATTTCGTTCTGTATAAGCAGCGTATTCAACATGCCAGCATCAAACTGGTTGCTTTCCAGAAGGTTTCCAGCAGTCGCCTGCTGCAACGCTTCATCAACATAGTCCAACGAGTCGATAACACCCAGATGGTAAACATGGGCGTTGTTGTATGCGAGCATGTCCGTTATGAGAGAGCCGCCACCCGCATCACTGTCGATATTCTCCAGTGAAGTTCCATGCAGACGGTAGCAGGTAGAGAAGATAAGCGGAACACCGTCGATAACCGTAAAGTACAACGGTTCCAGACTGAATTCTGGATTATCTTCACCACCGCCCTGTGTGATGAAGAAGGGAACAATCTTGTTGTTCGCCTCGCCAGAATCATACAATTCGTCGAGCTGTTCGGCAAAGTTCTCCACCATACTAGATGCCGTATTCTCGTCCTCGTGGACGTAGAAATCCGACATCATTATGTAAAAATCGGCCATCATACTAGATAAGCTTCTTCAACGGAGTAGTGATACGTTCAATGTATGCAGGGTCTGCGTTCTTGTTGGATTCCTTCTCGGCGATGAAATCCTCGATACCCTTCTTGATGACGGCAGGAACATCGTCCTCGCTGTACGACGTGACGAAATCGTTCTTGATTTCAGCCAGCTGTCCACCCTCGATGACAGCGCCTGCCTTTTTGAGTTCATCCATGGTAGGAACGAACTTGTCATTAAACTCGTCAATGACAAGGCGGATTGGAAGCGTGCAGCGAATGAGGTTGATGTAACGTCCGATTGCAACTCTGTCGCTAATGGTCAAATCAATAGTCTTGCTCATTTTAATCCCTGTAAAATGTAGATACTTACATCCCTAAAATACATTTTTAAATGGAAACTCCATCAACAGAGGGTATAAACTATTGGTAAAATACCAAAAATATACTTTAATCTGTGAATATGGGTGAACTGTATAGATATAACGGCCTTCCAGTCTTTCAAGTGGACTTGTGCGATTTCCGTACGATAGTCGATGCGGAAGTAAACAATCGGCGACTGTTGTCTAAGAACATCCTGAACGAATCGTTGAAAGAGTTCTACAAGACGGAACGCAAACCAACCTTTTACGTGATGTTCCAAGGAATCAGATTCAAGTACCCCAGGTAGGAAATTATGCTTTTTTCATCAAAAAAGAAAACTCCCGAAAATATCGCCTCGATGGTCATGACGCACGTCAGAGACTACGGCGAGAATAATCCGAGAGGCGAACTCTTTGACCGAATGTTCAACGGCAAGGACTTTCACCGAAACATATCGAGGTCAAGAAATGCGGTAGGACAAGGCGTCCAGCAGATGATGTACCCGAACGGGTTGTCACCTGACGGATTTTCCACCTACATGCCGACCATCATGATTAACGATGGCCAGGTTGACCCGACCAAGGTGCAGGACACCATTGCCGAAAACCAAGTGCAGCTCTACTGGCGAAACAATGTGGAACGCATGTTGAAATACAACATCATCGCCACCCGTTCGGAAGTGAACGAATCGCTGACCCAGATTTGCAACGAGGCAATCTACAAGGACGACAAGGGTGACATCTGCAGCTTGCAGGTAAACGAGTATTCCGAAATTGCCGAAGTGACCAAGATGAGCTTGCAGACAATCTTCAAGAGGGATGTCCTCCGCAAGATTTGCAACTTCAAGTACACAGCTTGGCAATACATGAAGAAGATGCTGACCGAAGGCCGTATCTTCCTCGAAGTCGTCTATGACGAGGAATCACACGAAATCGTCGGCCTTAACCTCCTGCCTGGTGAAAACATGATTGTCATCGTTCAGGACAACCTGATTATCGGTTACCGTCAGATGCTCACGGGTACATACGCCCACACCAGCAAGAACTATATAGACTACTCGCCGAACCAGATTCTTTTCCTTTCACTCGACCTATATGGCCCAGGTGGTGTCAACGACCCGAGGTCAATCCTTGAACCCGCAGTGAAGGCCCATAACCAATTGAATACCATCGAGGATAGCGTGGTTATGTACCGTGTCCTCTGGGGTTCAGAAAAAATGGTCCTCAAAGTGGACGTTGCTGGCCAGCCAAAACCGCAGGCAGAAGCCACGATGAAGGAACAGGCGAAGATGTTCAGCCGCCAGATTGACTATAACTCGGCAACGGGTGAAATCACCAACTGGGGTAAAGCGATTGGCCTGTCGGAACACTTTATCATCCCTGTTCAGGGCGGTTCGTCAGGTTCAAGCATCGAAAGACTACCTGGCGGCGACCAGCTCGGTAACATCGACGATTTGAAGTTCTTCAAACGAAATCTCGTTAACGCATTGATGGTGCCCCCAGGTCGTATCACGGCTTTGGCAGGCGACAGTGTCAACTACGCCAACGGTAAGATTGGTGAAGTCACTCAGGCAGAAGTCGCTTTCGCCCGTCTTGTTGACCGTTACCAGACACCGTTTGAACAGGGCCTCGTAAGGCTGTTCATCATGGTTCTGAACACAAGGCAGGAATTCAGTGATGACATCAAGGTTGAAGAAAACTTCGATATCAAGTTCAAACGCAGCAATGGCTTCCAGAGCTACATCGACGCCGATGTTTGGACAACACGACTCGCAGTGTTCTCCAGCATGATGGAATTCGCTATCAAGGACGAAGCCCCGAACAACCCGCTGTCTCAGGAATACTGTCTCCGTTACGGTCTCGGCATTTCCGATGCAGACCTCACGCAAAACCGCAAGTGGCGTGAACACGAACAGAAGGTCCTCCTCGGTGAGGAAACCGATGTTGATAGCGGAGGCGGTGAAGGCGGTGGCGGCCTAGGTGGG